GAAGTACAGCGGTCATACGCGTCTATAAGAGTCATAACCTTCTCGGGGTCGCCCATCATCTCGCTGTTACGTGGAATACCTTGCAGCGGACAACTGCCGTAGAAATGTGGCTCGCGCTTATATTCTGCTAAAGAATCCACCGAAGACCCTTTATAGTATACAACATCATTGCTATCGTAAAACTCAGCGCGCCAAACAGTGTTACCGTTTAAATCCTGATTATAAAAATACCGAACAGCGTATTGCGGCTCGGTAATATCAGTTTTGGCAAGAATAATTGTTTCATGCGCAGGTAAAATCATAACGCGCTCGCAGCCGTCAGGGTCCCTATAAAATAACCTGCCAGCGTAGCCACAAATAGTAGCAAATCTTGTAGCTTCCATATCACGGTCAAACATATTATTGCGCGTTATAAAATCCGTAAGCGCCTTAGTAGCTGCTTCCATTGCTTCTTCATTTCCTGTATCTTCAATACTTTCCTCAGTATTCGCGTAGCTATACGCGATAGGCTTACCTGCAAAATATCCTGTCGCAAAATCTACTATTTCACCGAAAAAGTCATTCGCCAATTTATTATTTATCGGCGTGCCCGTTTCAGTCTTAAAGCGCGGCTCACGATTAAGAATAGGCACTTCAAATTGAAGCATTTCATATCTCTTATAAAGCGAGCGATTATATAACGCATTCGGCTTATGCCTCTGAATGATTTTATGTAACAACTCGTCGCTGATACCGACTTCCTCTATAATATCTATCGCGTCCGAATAGTCCGGATATAATTCAGCTTCTGTTCTTAGTCTTGACGTCTTCATTTTTCTTACCCTTTCTTAAATAATTCGGCAAATGCCTGTCAAAATACAAATTCCCGTTAGGAAGTATTGTAAGACCGCAATTTACGCATACTCTTACCGCATTTATCTTTTTCCATATATGATTACACATCTTATAACCTTTCTGCCGCTGTAGCCACTGCGCCAAGGCGGCATAGCTCTGTTGCATATCTGAGCGCGTCAATTAAATGGTTATCTTTATCAACCGGCTTCGGTAAAGCGTTACCGAGCTTGTCTTCCTGCCAATGATAAGACTGAATTTCATTCTTAAACTCCTGACAGTGTATATCAATTATAATCTCATATTCTTTAAGCCAGCTAATACCGTCGTTAATACTATTCGGCCCTTTCTTAGCCTGTATAACAGTTATACCGCGATTATTAAGTTCAAGTATAGCCTGCGCGCCTTGTGGGTCGCCAACAATAAACTCGTCTTTACTTATTCGGTTATTTAGCTCTTCTGCGAGCTCGTCAATAAGCGTATTGGATTTCTTATATTCGTTAAATACAAATATCTGCTTTTGACCTTCGTTGACATGTACCCGAATAAATGCGTTCGGGTCTGTAACTCCGAAGTCAATACCGTTATAAATATTATCAAACGAAGGAATAACGTCCGATAAATCTTCCGTACGCCAATTCTTAAATATAACCTTACCAAGTACACCCCAATTACCGAGCGTATATACATTATAAAAATAAGGGTCGGTTTCATGCTCAAGCGCATATATATCCTCGTCAGTTAAAAATTTATTATCTTTATAAGTAGTTTTCAGAATCAATAAATCATCACTCTTATATAGATTTTTGCTGTCGTCCCAATTCCAAAAAAACTCTTGGTATATCCAATGCGTTTGCAATATCGGGTTAAAACTGAATATAACGCGCTTACCTATGCCGTCTGGCGTAGCGCCTCTTAAACGCTTTGTAAGCTGCTTATAGGCTTCCCTTGCAGTTTCAGTAGCTTCCTCAATCCATATATCAGTAATAACTCCGTCAATAGGTGTTATAGACTTTAGCTTTTCCGGGTCGTCCAAACCGCCGAAAAGGATTTGACGATTATTACGTTTACAAGTAATAACCATTTCGCTTTTGGACATTTGAAAGACTTCGCTTAAATTAAAATCTATAATCGTTTTTACTATCTGATTATAAACACTCCGCTTTATTGTATTAGCCACGTTTCTTACAATTAAATAATTATGACCCTTTAAAACGTCCATAACTACTCGCTGCGCCAAGAAAAACGACTTACCGCTTGAAGAGCCGCCGAAAAATATTTGCGTCCGTGTCGTATCGTTCAAGTATGGGATATACGCGTCATTTACATATATGTTCATTCTCTTTCACTCGCCGGAAGAATATTAAACACAAAATCCTCCGCTCCGCTATGTTCAATTTGCTGTTTATATTTGCCTTTAAGCTCAAAATACAGCTTTATAGCCTGTGTATCGCCGCAGATACAACGACGTATAAGCGCTTTCCACACAGTGCTGAGCTCTGCGTCAGTATACGAATCTATTAACGAATCAACATATTTTATAAAATCCGGGTCTTTGAGCCACCTGTATAAAGTTGTACGCGGAACGCCAACTTGTTCTATTATTTCTGTTTTATTAGCCTTTATGTCAGGATTGGCAAGCATTTCAGCGACTTCACGCTGTTTTTTGCTCAAACCTGTACTTGTTCCACTTCGTTTCAATGCTTACCACCTCTCAATCACAATAAAAGAACGGTCATAATTTCTATGACCGTTCAAAACTAAGGAGGCATCCATGCCTATGTAAAAAGCTACTCTTTTATCTTTTTACATTTTATATAATACCATAAGAATAGTGGTACTTTACGCGGCTAAACTTTCAATAGCACGTTTCAGCCGGCGCTGTACCCAACGATAGGCATAATGTAAATTAACTGCGATTTCTTCTATTTTCATGCCGTTAAGATACCTCATCTCCAATATTAGTTTATCCGTTTTATCTAACCCGCTGCTTTTTATAAATTCTGAAATTTCTTTTTGAATGTTCTTCAATTCAGTAATTTCCTCGCTTATTTCATTTTGCAGGTCAATAATACTACAAACTGCGTCCTCAACTTTCTTTGAGGGCAAAGAAGAAAAAGCTGCAACCGGTTTTAACGCAAGAGTTATAGATTCCGCATGTTGCTTCCATTCCTCAATCCGGTGTTGCTTCACCGCAATTCGCGCGTCAAGCCTATATCCTCTGTTTAAAAATTCTTTTACTTCTTCTACGGTCATTTTATCGACACCTCCTTAATTTTTGCCTTCAACGCCTCAAGTAGAGCGTTCTGCCTCTGTTCCTTAGGTGCAAGAATAGCGTCAAGAACCCTATAGTCATATGTACCTTTCATTAAAATATGAAATATTAAAACGGTTTCCTTTTGCCCGGGTCTATGCAGACGTTTATTAGCCTGCTGATAAAGTTCAAGGCTTGTAGGAAGCCCGTACCATATAGCGATATGCCCTCCTGCTTGTAGATTCAAGCCGTGACCAGCGCTTGCCGGGTGCGCCAATAAAATTGGTATTTCGCCGTTGTTCCAACGCTCAACCGCTGAATCCTCCTTAATATCAACTGCGTCAGGATAACGCTCAATAATTCTATCCCGTTCATGACGAAAAGCGTAAAATACTAAAACCGGCTGCCCGTTAGCTTCTTCTATAAGCTGGTCTAAAGCTTCGAGTTTATCCTCGTGCAAATATTTAACATTTCCGTTTTCATCATACGCAGCTCCGCCTGCCGCTTGTAAAAGCTTATTTGTAAGTACCGCCGCGGTCGGCGCGTCAATATCGCCGTCCACAAACGGTAACAGAGTATCTCGCTCAAGGGTCTTATAAAGTTTCATAGCTTTATCGGACATTTCAGCTTCTCGCCGCTGGAATATCCTTTCAGGAAGCCGTAAATAATCTGTCGCTTTCATACTTATACAT